GCAACCCAGAGGTATCGGCGCTGGTAAGTCTCGACGGCACCAATGTTCTGAACCTCGTGGCATCCCTTTAAGGCAGCGGAACCCATGGGCGATGAGAGGACGATGAATTCATCCGGCTTATCTACATTGCGAATGCACATCATCGCAATCTTGTCTTCAAATGAAACCGTGGCGCACAGGCCATGCTTTTTGAAGACGCCAAGCGCTGGGATGAGAAAGTCCCCCAACTCGAAGTAGTAATAGCCTGCGAACTTGTTGTGCCCGGTCTTCGTCAGCTTAAAGCTGTGAAACTCTTCCCGAGCTGTATTGAGTTTTTGATAGACGTTCATCATTAGCCCTTATACGTACCCGCGGCATCAACACCGTCGCCATCAGGATCACTGTCGTCTGGATAGATCATTTCTTCTCCGCTTCAATCGCAGCCTCAAGCACCTTACGAACCCATGCCGAGCCGCGCCAGGCACGGTGACATTCTTTGTGCAGTTCGGCTCGCATGCGCACTCCAAGTGTCTTGAACTTGTCGTTTGTGCGTGGCTTCTCTTTTGGGGATTGGTGCTGCTTCATAACGTTAAAGATTAAACGTTGTTCTTTGTTCTTGCAAGCGCTGTTACACGGTTTTTGTTTCGCTCTGCAAGCCGCCTCAAAACGTCCTCGCTCATCGGCCCGCGCAGCTCTGCTTTGAAGTCTTGCGGAGTCGCATTGCGCAATGCATCCGCCATCTGCGGGCTAATTTCATACCAATATGCTGGATTTGCGCCACTGCAGCCAAGAAGGTTGTGTGCTGGATTTGCGCCAATGCAGCCAAGAAGGTTGTTGCTAGCATAAGATTGGCCGCGCGCAGTCGCTTGCTGATACTCAGCATTAGAGAGCGCCTTGATGTTGCCGAGGCTGCCGAGGCTGTCGAAAGGTTCCATTCCAGCTCCTGTATGTGAGAGAGAAGACCGCATAGATAGATCGGCCCGACATCACAGCGAGATTGCATCTCGGTGAGTTCTTCTCGCGCGACATTGAGCTTCCATCGAATCCATGCGGCGCGAATCAAAGCCTGCTCCCATAAAGACAAAGCACGTAGGCTGCGGTCCCAGCAGCTGTGAATACTAGAGCCAGCAGAATGGGCACTAGCCATTCAGAGCGCTTGCGTGGCACTTTGAGTGCTGACGGTGGCTTTTGAACGATCTGAGCGCCTTCTGTGGCCCCTGCTTCGGCTTCTCCATCCATTGCCAGGTGGCGGGGGCTTTTGAAGCGAGCCTTTTGCTTTGAACGAAGGTCGGTGTAGGCGCTCATCAAATCAGCTCTCCGTGTCCAGTTGCAGGCTCGTCGGTGAATTTGCGGCGCTCACGCAATGCATGTTGCCGGTTCAGCTGGTCTTGCACCTTCTCATCTTTCATTGGAAGCACAAGAGGATAGCTCTGCGGGGTTTCGAGGTATTCGAGCACCTGCTGGCGCACGATGTCTACTTGGCCCATTTTTCGCCCCTCATCTCTGCTTCATCGCGGAGTTCATTGTTAATCTCGTGCTCCCATCCGTATATAACACCAGCATGAAAGCAACCTGCATCGACTAGCTCGCCGTTGATGAATGCTTCTGTGACGTGAGACAGACCCATTGCATCGATGTCAAAGCCGACAAGCACCTTTGCGGCGCCGAGTGGTTGGAGGCTTGTGTTAGTGCTCATGCTGCACCCACGGTGGCCTTGGCAATGGCGGCGCGCATTGCTTTAACCGCCGCCGAGTCTGCGGTACATCCCGCTTCTTTGCGGTCGGCAAGGTACGCGATGCATGCGGCCAGCAACTCCGGCGCCGAGGCGATCAGCGTCGCATTTTCCGCATAGCCGTCACCCAGGCGGGCGACGCAAAACGAGCCGGCAGACACGATAAGGCCATGTGCATCTCGGTGGGCTACCCAAGGCCCCGGCGTGTGCTGCGCGCTCATGCTGCGCTCCCGGTGGCTTTGGCAGCGTTGCGGTACATGCGTATGAGCTTGCGAAGTGTCCGGGATTTGCTGCTGGCATTGCACTTTTTCGCTTCGGGAAACTCCCCCGACAGACTTAGCACGCGTGCGTGGTTGTAAACGGTGTTCATCCAACGCTTCAGCTTACGTGTGTCTTGATGTTGCCCCAGCGGAATGCGACGAAAGGCCGCGATCATTGCATTGTAGTTGGTGCTCATGTTGCTTTCCTCTGTATTGCGTTGGTATGTCTTCAATGTAGCACACCACGTAGCACAAAAAATAGGTGCAAACACCTAGAACATCCGTAGCACACTGCGCTATGATAACCTCATGCGAATCAAACCACAAACCAAATCCAGCTGCGTGCGCCTCTCGATATTCCACTGGGCAATGCTTCGCTCTCTGATGCAGAGGCTCGGGCGAGGCTGGCTAGAGAAGGCCATCGAGCGCGAGTATCAGAGGCAAGAGAAGCGGGCGCTAGAGGAAGAACAGGAGAAAGCCAAATGAAGAGATACACCGCTTTTAATGACGGCCAATACCCGTCATATGCAGAAGATGACGATGGGGTTTGGGTCACCTATGAAGATGCCCAAGCTGCTATCAAGGCAGCAGTGCTTGCTGAGCGTGAACAGATTGCCCAGCTTTGCGAAAATTACTCAGTTCAAAACCATCTGCGTCGAAATGGCGATTTTCTTGGTGGAAGAACTTCGCTTGCACCATTTGACGCCTCTTGCATGGGTACGCATGCGGGCACAACCTTCGCTGAAGCCATCAGAGCAAGGAGCTAGTTCGTGACTTTGCATGAATTCTCAGCCGCCTATGTCGCAGCAGCCCAAGCCCCAGTCACTCAACCCAAGCCAAGCTCGACCTATGAGCCCCATTGCCTAGAACGATGGTCGTGGAGCGTGAGCGCAATGGATGAGACGATTTCAGCAACTCAAGAAGAAGGCCAGAAATGGACCCTCAAGACTGCGAAAACATGCTTGCCCGAATGAACCGCTTCGCCCATATCCTCCGAACCATCGAAGCCAAACCTGGCCCAGCAAGCGGTGAAGACCTGGAGACGGTCAAGGCAATCCGTGAATCAGCCGATCAGATGATGCGAGAGATTCAGGCAGAGAAAGATGCAAGAGCTTTGATTGCGAGAGTGAAATGAGCTTGACAGCTGCGCTCAGGATGCCTTGTAAACGATAGAGCTATGCTTATAATAAGCGCACTCTGCTTACGAAAGATTATAGATGTACGCAAAGCTCTTCACGTCGATCTATCAGGGCACCCTTCGAGGAAACTCTCATGGCTTGCTGGTCTTCACAAATCTGCTGGCGCATGCCGACAAAGACGGCTTGGTGGACATTCACCCGAAGGCCATTGCTGAAGAAGTGGGGCTTTCGATAGACGAAGTTAAGGCCTCTCTTCTAGTGCTTGAGTCACCAGATGATGAGTCAAGAAGTCCTGAAGAGCAAGGCCGACGCATCGTTCGGATGGATGAACACCGGGCGTGGGGATGGCGAGTTGTGAATTACGTCAAATACCGGGCAATCCGCAATGAGGAAGACCGACGCGAACAGAACCGAGCCTCTCAAGAGAGATGGAGGGAGAAAAATAAGCCGCCGTCAGCCACAGTAAGCCAAGCTAAGCCAAAGAAAGCCCATACAGAGGAAGAGGCAGATGCAGAGGCATTAAAAGACATAGCACCTACGGTGCTTATCGGCGGAGCCGATGCCTACCGTGTCCCAGACTGCCCTTATCAAGACCTTCTAGACATCTATCACCAAGAGTGTCCAGCCATGAGCCGAGTGCTTGTTATGAGCTCGATGCGCCAGAAACATCTCATGGCTCGATGGCGTCAGGTATGCGCAGAGGACAAACTAGACAAATCTGCCGCGCTCGACTGGTTCAGGTGGTACTTCCAAACAGCGGGTAAATCGAAGTTCCTGACCGGCTGCGCTAGAGGGAATGGAGATAGGGCTTGGAAGGCAGATTTTGAATGGTTAGTTAACGGCGGAAACTTCGCCAAGGTGGTCGAAGGTCGCTACAGCAACGAAAGGTCAGCAGCATGAGTTTCGTCAAGACAAGAGAAGTTCGGACAGCTGAGGAGGCGATAAAGCCTGAACTGTATGTTTCGCCCTGCCAAATCTGCCGGAAGGTCACAAAGAACGCAGTTCTATCAGATCATGGCGGAATGTGCTTCCCATGCTTTCAAGACTATTGCAATGGCGCAAAACAAAACCGAATCGGGCTGAATGCAGACAAGCGGTGAGGCAGCTCACGCAGCAAAGCAAACCGACCCTGAAAAAGTAAGAGAAGCTCTCGCCAGAATGGCTCAGGTCAAAGCAGCGGTAAAAAAGATGTAACGCTTCTAGACTTTGCGCAAACGGTGTGTATACTAAGTTCTGAGTGGTGAAGACATGGCGTTCATCTGCAAAATGTTCCCGCCTTGTTGCTTGTTCCCTCAAAAGTTTCGCGTGGTGAAGTTGTCCGGTTCATCTTTGGTATTTGACTCCCGGTCAACGTTTGTTCCCGCTATAAGTTTGGTGGCGTAGTAATCAGTTTCATCGCCTGTTAAGCGAGAGGTCGCAGGTTCGAATCCTGCCGGGTCGAAAGACACGTAGCTCAGTTGGGAGAGCGCTTACATAGCTGGTTATGCCTGTTCCCCAACATTTCTAGCGGCCCGCGCATTTATCCAATCCTGGAGAATTCATGCGTACTAATACGGCCATCAAATACCCTGTCCCCAAGACTGCCGAAGGCGCGCCCGCTGCGCGCATCGATGCAGAACAGCAATTGCGACGCTCAGTCGCAGCGTGCATGCTGTGGGAGGACAACTTCTATGAATCCGGCACAACCATTGCTGATCGGATCAAAGAGCTGGTGCCAAAGTGCCGCCCTTCGTTCGTTGCTGCATGTGCTTATGAAGCGCGAACGGCCATGAAGCTGCGCCATGCTCCTTTGCTGCTGGTGCGTGAAATGGCACGGTATCCAGAGCATCGATTGCTGGTTTCCAAGCTCTTGCCGAGCATCATCCAGCGTGCAGACGAATTAACGGAGTTCGTCTCGATTTACTGGAAAGACAAGCGCCAACCATTGTCAAAGCAAGTCAAGACAGGCTTGGCGGCAGCATTCAAGCAATTCGACGAATACGCGCTGGCGAAGTACAACCGCGACGGAGCCGTAAAGCTTCGTGATGTACTGTTTCTATGTCACGCGAAGCCCGAAGACGACGCCCAGGCCGCGCTGTGGAAAAAGCTCGTGGATGGCAAACTGGAAACGCCGGATACGTGGGAAGTTGCCTTATCTGGCGGGGCAGACAAGAAAGAAACCTTCCTTCGTCTGATGGCTGAAAAGCAACTCGGAGCGCTGGCATTCCTTCGCAACATGCGAAACATGAAAGAGGCGGGGATTGAAGCTCAGCAGGTTGCTGAATATGCCGCATCGGTGAAGATTGATCGCGTGCTGCCATTTCGTTTTATCGCAGCTGCACGAGTTGTTCCGCAATGGGAGCATGTTATTGAGCCGATGATGCTTCGTGCCTGCGAAGGGCGCCAAAAGTTCACGGGAAAGACGGTGGTTTTGCTGGACGTATCGGGATCAATGGATTCTCCGATATCAGCAAAGTCTGACCTTCAACGCATCGACGCTGCATGTGGTGTTGCTATCCTTCTCCGTGAACTTTGTGGAGATGTGGATGTAATCACATTCTCTGAGCTAGTCGTGCAGGTTCCATCGCGGCGAGGGTTTGCGCTGCGAGATGCGATCGTTACGAGCCAGCCACACCGAGGAACCTATCTCGGAAACGCGGTGGCGACAATCAACGCAAAGATTCCGCATGATCGGCTAATCGTTCTTACTGATGAGCAAAGCGCAGACCGCGTGCCCTTCCCCATCGGTAAAGGCTATGTCATCAACGTGGCGAATGCAAAGAACGGCGTCGGATATGGTGCCTGGCAGCACATTGATGGCTGGTCTGAATCCGTGATTGACTACATTCAGGCATGCGAAAACGCCCAATGATCGGAAAGTCCCCAGTGCAGCGGTACAACGTATCGTTGCCGCCGGAGGTTGCCGAACAGCTTAGGGCGCTTGGAGGGGGAAACCTAAGCGCGGGGATTAGGCTTGCGCTTATCAAAGCAGCAGCGAAAGGTAGGACATGAACCAGCATCCCCCAGCCCATCACATCCAAGCAGTGAAGCAATTCCTAGGATTCAGCCCCAAGAAGGCCCCAGAAATAGCCCAGGAAGCAGGAATAGATGATGAGAGCTGCTACCGCGCCTTGGTGTGGCTTTACGACCGCCAAGAGGCTGCAATCTCTCGCGGCGTTGGTTGTAATGGTCGCGGTGGAAAAATTGACGGGTGGATTGAAGGAATCAATGCATGAACAACAGCACCATTAACAAAGACGTGATGGATGCTCTCGCTAAACTAATGACACCTGTAGGTGTGTCAAGCGAGAAGGTCGCTGAGTATCTCGGAATATCAAAGCGCCGGTCCCAAGCGACGCTTGGCAGACTCGATATCAGAGTGAAGCAGATATTCAGTCTGAACGGATGGAATCAAAAGCATTATTTCTTGACGGCTAGCGCTAGGGACAATGCGATTGATAGAGTTGCGCAAATCAGGAAAGATTGTAAAGCTGCGGCGAAAAAGCGCGCATCTGAACTCCGCGCCAAGCGGTACAAGACCAAATACGCAGCCGACGAGAAATTTAGAGAGGCCGCAAAAGAACATGCTAGGAAATCTCGCCTGAACAAAAAGAAGCCTAAGCCGATCAAACTAATTCAGCCTAAGATTATCGAGGCACCTGTGAGAATTGCAAAGCCAAAACCTGGTGGCCCCGCCAGAATGGAAGGCGAGGCTGACTATTCAAAAGCGAAGTGGACGATTGCACCTAAACCGCCGGAAAAGGTCTTTCGCACCAATACGCACAAACTCTGGGGGTAACCATGACTTGTTCATGCGTCGAAGGAAAAGAGAAATGCGACTGCAGCCTATGCTCGTTCGGCAGCTATCAAGGCGACCTGTACGATGAGCAATTCCCAGCGATCGGAACCTATCTTCCGCTTCTCATAAAGTTCTGGGGAATTGTCGGAGCGTTGGCTTTCATAGCTTGGACGATCTATGGATGAACAACTCGACCCACAGAAGCATCTAAAAAGAATGTGGGAAACAGCCCCAAAGCTCGCAAAGGCAAAAGCTGAGAGAGTTTATATGGAGGAATACAGAAAAACGCTCAAGGCCATGCTAATGAAACAGAGCCCTGCCAAAAGCTCAGCAGAACAAGAAAGAGACGCCTACGCTCATGACGACTACAAATCCCATCTAGACGGCCTTAGAGTGGCTGTGGAGGCCGAAGAATTACTTAGGTGGAGGATGGTGACAGATCAGGCCTCTGTAGAGGTCTGGAGGTCTACGGAAGCTAGTAATAGGGCGATGGATCGAGCGACGAAGTGAAAACCTGCCGCATCTGTAAAGAGAAGTTCATCCCCTCAAGACCTTTACAACCCACATGCGGCTTTGAATGCCATCTTAAATACGCAGACAAAGTAATAGCCAAGAGCAAGGCAAAGCTAGCCAAGGAAGACCGCCGGCAGGACAGGGACAGGAAAGAGAAGCTAAAGACTCGCTCGGACTATCTAAAAGAAGCTCAATATGCTTTCAATACCTACATCAAAGCCAGGGACAAGGCCGCTGGATACGCATGCATTTCCAGTGGCCGCCCTCTTGACTGGTCGGGGAATGCTGTTGATGCCGGTCACTGGCGCAGTACCGGAGCCGCAAAACATTTACGCTTCAACGAGGACAACTGCCACGCACAATCGAAGCATGACAACCGCTATCTAGCGGGCAATGCGGTGGCTTACAGGGCTGGACTTATTGCAAGGATTGGCATTTCTCGCGTCGAAGCATTGGAAAACGACAACACATCAAAGAAATGGTCAATCGAAGAGCTAAAGTGTATTAAGAATAAATATCGAGCAATGACCCAAGCATTGCAGAAAAAGACCGATTAGCTGCTATACTCATTTTCCCATAGCGCCTAGACTCAACATGCAAGCATTTCAAGAAATCCTGGCCAAGAAACAAGCCGAAGAAGCGCGCACGCTCGATTGGAAAGATGTCCGGGTAGCAGAGGTCAAAGCATTCATGAAAACCCACGGGTTGACTCTCAAAGACATTCGAGAGCCCAAAGAACCAAAGCAAAAGAGCGACAAGCCTGACCTTCGCAAGACAGTCAAGATCAAATACCGTGGCCCGAATGGAGAGACTTGGACTGGTCGCGGAAAGCAGGCAAGCTGGCTCAAAGGTTTGAACAAGGAAGACTACAAGGTTTAGCCCACCCGAACTGACGGAACTCAGCGCCGCGCTATACCATTTCTCCTCCTCCCTCCTCTGTTTATAGCGCGAGCGGGCATTTTTATTGACTCATACTAGATTGCTGCTATACTACAAATATGGTCAGCATTACTAGAACCTTAACCCCGCACTGGACATCAAGGAATACGGTATCCAGCTAGTAGACCACCAACGGCTCACAGGCGATGCATACCCTGTCGAGCCGTTGTTCTTTGGAGAGAAGATTGAAGCCACTTCAAGACTACATCTTTGTTGAACAAGACCCCGAGCGAGAATACCAAGGCGGGATCATCGTCAAGACAAGTCAAGGCATCAAAGAATCGCAAACGCAACTCGGGCGATTCGGCACAGTCAAAGCGGTAGGCCCAGATGTAGACCAAGACCAACTCAAGCCAGGAAATAGAATCTGCTATGGTGAGTTCGATTACCCAAAGACTCCAACCGGATATATCATCCTTCAAGACGCCGACGTTTGCGGAGTGATCGAATGAGTTTCTTCGATTTCCCAACAGCAGTAACCAAGCCCAAAGAGGAAAAGGCAGCAGAGCAAAAGCCAGCGCCCATCCCGATGCCTAAACTCAGCTTTGAGGAAATCGAACAAATTGAACAGGCACGAAAGCCAGAGCCAAAGAAGCGTGGGCGTCCTCCAAAAGCAAAGGAATAATCGTGCCACTCAAGAATTCGACATCTGAGAAGGCGTTCAAAAGTAACATCAAGGCTGAAGTGAAAGCCGGCAAACCGGTTAAACAAGCCGTCGCTATTGCATATAGTGAAAAGCGACAGGCTGCTAAGAAAAACAAAACTCCCAATAAATAACTGTCTGATAATTGGACAATGGGCATTAAAACAGGAAACCCTCGCGGCAGGCCAAAAGGCTCCGCAAACAAGGCCAGCAAAGAGCGAGAGGCCGCTATTGCTGCGTCTGGAATCACGCCATTGGAATACATGATTCAGCAAATGCGTGCTCCTCTTCCATCTCCCAAAGCCAAGACATATCAAGCCGCATTGCTGCTCAAATTCGAGGCTGCAAAAGCCGCGGCGCCCTATGTACATGCCAAGCTGTCGAGTATTGATGTGGGCAATAAGCCGGGCGAGACATTCAAGGTGGGGCTACTATCCGAGGATGGCGGCCTGCTTTGAGTTTTAGCCTCACCGCCAAACAAATTGAGGCCCAGCGCCTCATCAGCGGCCCTCAGACCCATACCCTGCTAGTAGGTGGCAGCCGAAGTGGTAAGACCTTCCTAGCCGTCAGAGCATTCTGCGCAAGAGCTATTGCTTGCCCAGGTGCAAGACAAGCCATCCTCCGATTCCGGTTCAATGCGGCTAAGCAATCCATTGCAATGGATACGCTGCCCAAGGTGATGAATCTATGCTTTCCCGATGTTCCGTTCAAATGGAACGACCAGATGGGCTATTTCGACATCGGCAAGGGTAGCCAAATCTGGATTGCAGGCTTGGATGACAAAGAGCGCACTGAAAAGATTCTGGGCCTGGAGTTCTGCGGCATCTACCTGAACGAGTCGAGTCAAATCCCATGGAGTAGCGTGGAGCTGGTGCGGACTCGCTTGGCCCAAGTGGTCAACATCAAGGTTGAAGGGATGGAGCCGCGGCCCATCCGGCTGCTGATGCTTTACGACTGCAACCCACCGAATAAAGGCCATTGGACGTATATCTATTTCATTCAGAAGCGCGACCCAAACACCAAGCTACAGTTAACCCACCCGGAGGATTTAGCTTATATCAAGCTAAACCCGACCGACAATATAGACAATCTGCCAGCAGACTATATTGAGAAGACGCTAGGCGGTATGAGCGCCAAGCAACAGAAGCGATTCCGATATGGTGAGTTCGCAGATGCAACCCCGAATGCATACTTCACAGATGAGACTATAGACAAATGGAGGCACATAGGCGGTGAACTACCAGACATGCAAAGAATCGTGGTTGCAGTTGACCCATCGGGATCGGGTGACGCTGATAACGCAGACAATGACGCCATTGGAATTGTCGTCGCTGGCCTCGGAACTGATGGGAATGGTTATGTGCTTGAGGACTGCACCGTCAAAGCAGGGCCAGCCACATGGGGAAACATCGCCACAACGGCGTTCGATCGACACGCAGCAGATGTAATCGTAGGAGAGGGTAACTATGGCGGAGCCATGGTTGAGCAGGTTATTCGAGTAGCTCGGCCTAGAACACCATATAAGATGGTTACTGCAAGCCGAGGAAAGGTAGTTAGAGCGGAACCTTTCTCAAGTCTCTATGAATCCGGTAAGATTCGCCATGTTGGATATTTCCCAGAACTAGAGGACGAATTGACTGCATTCAGCACCATTGGTTATACGGGAGCTAACTCACCCAATCGTGCAGATGCATTGATCTGGGCATTGACTGAGTTATTCCCAGGCATGGTTAATCCACGCAAGAAGCCAGCAGTCAAGCAGCCAGATCGGATGCCCTCTGAACATGGATGGATGGGCTAATGGCTAAAGAAGAACAAGACTCGATCCACCCAAAGGATGAAGACATCATCCAAGAGGCCCGCGACCATCTGCGGGAATCGGCTGACTTTGAATCCGAGAATCGAGCTGATGCACTGGCTGCGACGATCTTTCGTCACGGCGAGCAATGGCCAGCGGAACTGGCAGCTAAGCGCAAGCAGGGTGACCGCCCTAGCCTAGTCATCAACAAGACTGATGCTTTCTGCATCCAAGTCGCCAATGAACAGCGCCAGCAGCGCCCACGCATCAAGGTGCATCCAATTGGGGGAGGCGCCACAAAGAAGCGCGCAGAGGTCATTCAAGGACTTATCAGGCATATCGAGCAGAACAAAGGTGGGGGGGACTTGGCCTACGACACAGGGTTCGATTGCTCGATCACTGGTGGTTGGGGATATTGGCGCATCATGGCCGAATATGCCCGCGAAGACGCATTTGAGCAGGAACTGTATCTAGCTCCAATCGACAACCAATTCAGCTGCTACGGAGACCCAAATAGCACGCTTCCTGACGGTCGGGATCAAGAGAGATTCTTGATTACAGAGGTCATGAGTAAAAGTGCATTCCGATTCAAATATCCAGACGCAGATGATGGGGCTAACTTTGTCGATACAGGGACAGGAGATGGCATCTATTGGTCAACGAAGGAAGATATTCGGGTTGCGGAATACTTCAAACTCCGCAAACGCAAAGACATTCTTGTAAAGCTCTCGGACGGTACGACCGTATGGAAGAAAGAGCTTCCACCCAATGAAGTATTGCAACAAGCGGGCATTTCGATTGTTGACGAACGCCCCTCATATCGTCGCGTAGTCTGTTGGTACAAACTCACAGCCCTTGAAGTCATCGACAAAAAAGAACTGCCGGGGAAATATATACCAGTGATCCCCATGTACGGCAAGGTGGCCTACATCAACGGGAAGAGAAAGCTGTCGGGCCTGGTGAAGAATGCCATGGACCCGCAGCGTAATATCAATTACTGGAATACGGCTGCGACTGAGGCAGTAGCTCTTGCTGCAAAGCCCAAATGGCTCACCGTCGCAGGATCGACGGACAACTACAAGGAAGAATGGGCAACAGCTAATACGTCGGCTACCCCAACGCTTACCTATGATCCTGTAGACGTAGACGGCAAACCTGCTCCCCCTCCACAGCGGATTGCTCCCGAACCTCCGCCTGCTGGCATGCTGGCCTTGGTGCAGCTCGCAGACCAGAACCTAAGCTCAGTCCTCGGCATCATCGATCCTGCCATGAGAATTGGCGGGAATGTCTCAGGCAAAGCATTGAATGCCGAAAAAACACAGAGCGATAACGGCAGCTATCACTACTTCGACAACATGACTCGCTCGATTGCATTCACCGGAGTGCAGTTGCTCGATCTGATCCCCTACTACTACTCAGAGCCGGGACGAATCGTGCGGATCATCGGGGATGATGGGCAACCGTCTCAAGAGACGCTGAACCAACCCAATCCAGACCAGCAAGCCGCAGAGCAAATCCTGAATGATGTGACAGTCGGGGAATACGATGTGGTGATGGATACTGGGCCTGGTTATCAATCCAAGCGCATGGAAGCAGTTGACTCAATGATGCCTCTATTCGAGAAGAATGAAGAGGTTTTCAAAGTCGCTGGTGACCTCCTATTCCGAAACATGGACTTCCCTGGCTCAGAGGTCATTGCAGACCGCCTGGCAGCTGCTAATCCCCTTGCGCAGATCGATGACAAGTCGCCAATTCCTCCAGGCGTGCAGATGAAGCTGAAAGCGCAAGAGGCCCAGATTCAACAATTGCAAAAACAATTGCAACAGGCCGCGATGGAAATCAAGTTCCGTGGCGGTATCGAGCAGATGAAGCAAGAGGGCGAAACCAGGCGCACACTGATGGAAACGAGCGCCAAGGTTCACGCCAATGAACAGGATAATACCCAATGGGGCCAAGATATTGCAGCTCGCACAGCAACGGCTCGGCACGATACTGAAGTACGCTCTATTACCGCAGTGAACGTGGCCGAGATTAATCAAATGGGCAACCTACTTAAAACAAGGGTAGATAACGCGCATGATTTGATTAAACTAGAGAAAGAAGCGGGGGTTTCCGAGTCCGAAGTAACCAGTAAATCAAACCAAAACGAGCAGTAGTGCCTCTGTTTTTCATATTCAACAGGAACGAAGGAAAGATCATGTCCGCACTCACCGATCTGCAAAACGCAGTCCAACGCAATACCGAAGCCATCGCGGCAGCGGTGGCAAAACATGCTCAAGATGCACAAACCATCGCGGACCTTACTGCGCAGGTTGAGGCTCTGAAGTCTCAAGTGACCGACGATGCTGCACTGGCCGCGCTCACCTCGCAATTGGTGGCAGACGATTCCACGCTGGTTTGAGGTTTAAGCCTACCGCTGGGCATCAGCGGGTAAATCCTTGGATTCATCCATGACAGCAGAAACCGAAGTAATTGCTCCAGTTGAAACCACGCAGACTCTTGCTGAATACAAGGCAGAGCGCACAAAACCCGCTCCGGCAGTAGAAGATCAAGTAGCCGAACCAGAAGCTAAGGCAGAGCCCGAGGCGAAGACAGAGACCGAAGACAGGCCTGCACGCAAGCCAAAGCTTGAGCAGAGGTTTTCCGAGCTGACGGCAGCGCGCCGAGCAGCGGAAGAGAAAGCAGCAGCAGCTGAGGCAAAAGCAGAGGCAGCTGAGGCCAAAGCACGCGAGCTAGAAGCCAAGATCAACCCGCCCAAGACTGGGACGGTTATCGAGGGGATTGGCCCAAAGCCGGACCCGAAGGAATATACGGATGCGTTTGCCTACGCAGAGGCTTTGGCCGAATGGAAGGTGAACAACACACTTCATGAGCGGGAAGTGCGAGAGGCCGAGGCGCGTGAACAAGCGGCCAAAGAAAAGGTATTGGAGACATGGCAATCTCGACTTCAAGCAGCTGAAGCAAAGATTCCCGACTTCAAAGAGATGATTCAAAGCTCCACATTGACGGTGAGCGATGTTGTCAAAGACACCATCATGGAAAGTGAATTTGGCCCTGAACTTCTATATCACTTCGCATCTGATGATGAAGCAGCACAGAAACTCAATGCAATGACCATCAAGCAAGCACTGATGCATCTTGCAAAACTTGAAGCAAAGTATGAGGCATTGACCGAGAAAGAGCTCGGGAAACCAGTCGAGACAAAGACCAAAGTTAAGCTTCCAACCCCCATTGAACCTATTAAGAGTGGGAATATCGGGAATAACCCGGTAACTGCTGCCGGTGAGTTTACTGGCGACTACAAACAGTGGAAAGCCTTGCGAATGGCAGGCAGGCAAAACCATTGAGTTGCAATCTGGAAAGAAACGTATAGAATGTCCAGAAGCTAGGTAAAGCGCGGCCTTACTAGCGGGCCATATTAGGCGCACACGCTGACTTGAGCGTTATCAAGGACAAATCGTATTACCTCCGCGTTAGAGGGGCCGAAAGGTGCTCATTAACTCAAGGAATCGATCATGTCCAATAATTTGCTCACTATCAGCAAGATCACCAACGAAGCGTTGATGGTCTTGGAAAACGAGCTCGCTTTCGCTGGCGGTGTCGCCCGCGACTATAACGACCAATTTGCCCAGACCGGCGCAAAGATTGGTGATACGGTGAACGTCCGCCGTCCGGGCCGCTTCATCGGTACTTCTGGCCCGAACCTGAGCGTTGAAGACTTCTACGAGTCTTCGGTGCCGGTTGTGCTTGGTGATACGACCAAGTACGGCGATCAGTTCCACGTTGACACGCAGTTCAATACCAAAGATTTGCTGTTGAGCATGGATATGTTCAGCGACCGCGTGATTAAGCCCGCTGTGGCCGCGATTGCCAACCATATCGACCGTGACGGCACGATGATGGCAAAGAACTCCACCGCAAACACGGTGGGCACGGCAGGCACGATCCCCACGGGGTTGATTACCTACCTGACCGCTGGTGCATACCTCGATGCCGAAGGTGCGCCGCGTGATGGTCGTCGTTCGATGGTCGTTGAGCCATTCACGGGAGCGACGATTGTTGACAGCTTGAAAGGTCTGTTCGTTCCCGGCAATACATTGGAACGCCAATTCCGCACCGGCATGATGGGCCGAGACTCGGCAGGCATGGATTGGGTGATGGATCAAAACATCATCTCCCACACCTATGGCTCCTGGGCGACGACTGTTGGCACGCTGACTGCTGATACGACCGCTACGTTTACGACCTCTGGATGGGCTGCGACGACGACTCTCACCCTGACTAACTCGCAGACGTTGACCCTTAAGAAGGGCGACACGATCCAAATCGATAACGTATTTGCGGTCAACCCGCAAAACCGGGCGGCTTACGGTTCCAACAAGAAACGTAGCTTCGTCGTAACTGCCGATGTAACTGGGGGTGCAGGCACGATCAGCGTGACGGTTTCGCCGGCAATCATCACTGCTGGTCAATTCCAGAATGTGAGTATTGCGGCCACTTCGGCCACTGCGACGGTTACCCCGTTCAGCATTGCAGGCACGACCGCTACGGCAGTTGTGAGCCCGCAGAACATCATGTACCACCGCAACGCGTTTACGCTCGCTACGGCCGATCTGATGCTGCCTGAAGGAGTGGTTTTCGCTGGGCGTCAGTCTGACAAGGAAGCAGGTCTGTCGATTCGTGTAGTCCGCCAATACACGATCAACAACGATGCCATTCCCACCCGGATGGATGTTTTGTACGGCTGGGCTCCGCTCTACGCCGAACTCGCTTGCCGTGTCGCGGCTTAATCAAAGGAGCATGAAATGAGCAATCCCGGACCCGCAACTACCACGACTTCTAACTATCTCTTTGGTGGCGATGCTTCTGACGGCATTATTGTCGGCGGCAGCGCAACAAAGAAGGTTGGTTTCTATGGCACCACTCCTGTCGCCCAGCGAGCCGCCTCGATCCAAGCTAACTCTGTCGTTAGCGTCTCGAGCAACATCACTGTCGCAGCCAGTCTCACGGCATGGATTGTCGAGGTAACCGCTACTCTCAATGCCCTTGGCATCTGGAAGGGTGCGGCATGATTGAGAAGAAGCGCAAAGTCATTTTTTGCACTCCTTCACTATCTGGTCCCACCGCGCCATACATTACCTCACTTGAGGCTTCGTTGCCTCTTATCGAGGCGGCGGGGTGGGAACATGGGTATGCACAACAAATTGCATGCCCATATATTTCTGCTGCCCGAGCAAATATGCTCCGATCTGCTCTCGATGCAGATGCAGACATTATCGTATTCATTGATTACGACATGAGCTGGGATCCTGGTGATCTGCTCAAGCTTATCGAGACTGAAGGCGATGTTGTTGCTGGCACCTATCGCCCGAAGATCGACAACGAACAGTATATGGGGACCATCGAGACAAATTCTGATTTCACGCCAAAGGTTCGTGAAGACGGCTGCATTAGCGCGAAACTAATTCCTGCTGGGTTCTTGAAGTTGACCAAGAATGCGGTCGATGTGTTCATGGTTCAATACCCAGAACTCTGTTATGGGCCGCAATATCACCTTTCTGTTGATCTATTCAACCACGGTGTTCATGAGCGCATTTGGTGGGGGGAAGACTATAGTTTTGCGCGCCGCTGGAAAGATAAATGCGGTGATATCTGGATCGTGCCGGATATCAACCTAAACCACAATACGAATGACAAGGTTTACAAGGGGAACTTTCATCAGTTCTTGATGCGTCAGCCTGGTGGTAGTGAAGAGAAACAACCTGACAGTGAAGCTGTCGCAGCTTAGGAGCATATAGCATGGCCGGTCGAATGATGGGTGTTGCTGATAGCGCGATGATGCGCGATCACGTCAACATGAACTACACCTCTGCGCTTGTTACGCAGAAATTCTTTATCGCAACCATTCCCTGCGTAGTCGTGGACATCAGTGGTGTTCCGCGTGTTGCCGGCTCGGGCGGTGCTTGTACGCTTCAAGTCTTCAAGGCGCCATCCGGCACTGCCGTAGGGTCGGGGGCGCTCCTGCATAGCGGTACTTATGATTTGGTCGGAACTGCTGACAAGAATCAAACGCTAACTCTTGTTTCGACGCCTGAGACTCTTCGACTTAACCCTGGTGATTCTCTTGGTTATGTCTTGACCGGCACGGCCACCAATGCCGTGGGCATGATTCAAGTCACTCTTGAGCCTATCTAATCATGACGAACGTCTACCGACCCGTAGGGCAAACACAGGCGCTATCGGTAACCGGTTCGTCGCATGCGGCGGTTACCTTGACGACCCAAGGAAACGACCAAGCCAATTTCGTGGCCTTGGTGAATCTTGGTTCGGTCGGCGTGGCGGTGACGATTTCTCAAGCCGGGATTGCTTCAACCTTGCCAATTGATGGGACGCCAGGCTCTTTCATGTTACCGCCCATCATGCAGCAGCCGATTCTGCTACCTCTCCCAAGCGGTACAGGCGGGACAGCCCCAAGCATCACGGCAATCGGTGTCTCGGCTGGCCCTAGTCTGATCTACGCAACGCCTGTTACTGCACAGCAATGACAGCCCTGCTAAACCCCAAAACAGGGGACACCATCGGGTATCAAGAGACGAAAGGCACCACTGCCGAACCGTTTCTTGCGCCGATGGCTTGGCAGCCGTCTAGCTTGTCTTTCGTGACCCTCAAAGCTGATGCAGGCGGGAATCTGGCGACAGTCACGGGCAATCCGACGATCACAGCAGCAGCTCCAGCGACTTACGCAGTTACCAATGCGACAAGTCAAGCCATCGCTGCGAATGCAAACCGCACCGGCCTCATCGTGACGAATGTAGGAAATGCGACGGTGTTCTTTGGATTGGGCGCTAACGCAGCTGTCTTGAACAGCGGAATCGCACTAATTGCCAATGGTACTTGGGTGATGGATCGGTATTCATTCACAGCGGGCGCAATCAATGTCATCAGCGCATCTAGCTCGACGCTGGCAATTCAGGAGTTCTCATAATGTCAGTTGGTCAAACACACATTCAAGCAAAGTTTGTCAGCAATATGAGCCTGACAAGCCTTGCGACGCTTTGGGCTACCAATACCATCAAAGCCGGGTTTATCACCAGCTCAACCACGCCGAGCATTACTGACTCTGATCCTCGCTGGGGTGCTGGCGGGAGCCAGAATTACAGCACGAATGAGAGTACGCCGGGGGGAAACTACAGCGCTGGTGGCGTGACCTTGAGCGGCACAACCTCCACTCTTTCTGGGGCAGTGACAAGTCTGAATTGCACGAGTCCCATCACAATTGCGGCTAACGCAAGCAACCCCACTAGCGCGGCTTGGGTGGTGTTTTATGACTCTACCGATGCTGGCAAGCACGTCATCGGGTATATGGATTTGGGCGGCACCGTAAGTCTTGTGCCAGGGATTCAAATCAACATCAATGGCGTTAGCTCGGGCACTCAACCAGTGTTCCAAGGGACTGCAACATGAGTGCATATAGCTGGGGCGAGGCCCTCACCGTTGCGAAGGTTGCGGGTCCGGCGCTTTCCAATAGTTCGTCCGCAACTTCTATTCTTCCAACAGCCAATGTTTATACGTTGCCGGCGAACTTCTTCACCATTGGCAAAGTTCTTGTTCTGAAGGGGAGTGGGCAACTCAGCAATATCGTGACCACGCCTGGGACGCTTACCCTCGATGTCTATCTTGGCGGGTCTGTGGTCGCATTTACTTCTGGCGCAATGCAGCTCAGCACGACAGCGCATACGACTCTTCCGTTCGAATTCGAGATTATGCTTACGACTCGTGCGGAAGGTTCTGGGACGAGTGCGAATCTAATGGGGCAGGGCCGCATTGCGTCTCAGTGCATGAGCCTTACTGCTGTGGCAGATAGCACGACGACAATTGCGTCTTTGATGATGCCAAATACGACCCCTGCTGTTGGCACGGGTTTTGATTCGACTGCTGCTCAGTCGGTAAATCTTCGTGCGACGTTCTCAATTGCTAACTCTGGCAATGCGCTGACGCTTCAGCAATACGCGCTCATCGCATTGAACTAAGAAAGGCGCGGGCATGACTGTGCTCGCCACGCTTCCAAGCACTTCCATAGGGCTTGGACAGACTTCTGCAACCCCATGGATTGCTGTTCCTTCTGGTGCGGGCCAGGCCATCATCGTAGTCGATGGCTCGACTTGGGCAATGGGCGCCAAGGTCGTCATCAGCGCCGATATCTCGGAAAATGGCGGCAGCACCTGGACGCGCTACGGCACGGCGCAGTGCCCGCAGTCTGGGCTGATCGGCGGTAAGTGTTTTGTGGTGGGCCAAGCGTTCTTGCAGAGCGCGAACGCCAACCGCAAGATTCGGCTCTTCGCCGCTGTCACCGCCGGCTCGGCGATCGTGCTGGCCGGCAACATCGTGCAGGTGAGCTGAATGGGGACGCTCACCCTAGTCACCTCCGGCGCGTGGACTGGCAATGTCGACATCTCGTCGGGCGCAACCGACTGGATGGCGCTCGATGCCTCGCAGGTATCGAACACAAAAAGCGGCGGCCCGGGGCGCATATCCATCGCCAACGTGGGCGGGGCCAGCAGCCTCTCCACGGCAACTCAATCGTGGCCTAGCGGTGGCACGCCGACTGGCTCGCAGACGGCGACGAACCAAGCGAGCTATAGCTACAACACCAGCGCACCGCTACTGTCGTATGTTGTCACCATCGGGACCACAGTCGACGACATCTATATCTACGGTGGCGGCGGGTCGAATTTCAGGTACACGATCTCGCTCAGCGATGGAAGTGCGACCCCGCTCAGCGCAACACGCGGTTCGGCCGGCGACTTCAAGTTGCACATTCAGGCTGGCGCAAACTCGGCCGGCCAGACCGTCACCATTGCAGTAGATGGCGTCAGCAACTATGCCTATTTGAATGCGTGTGTCTTGATTGCTGGATCGGCAAGTGCGCCAGCTATCGGCGGACGATCAGGCATCAAGGGCCCACGGTTCCTCAATAATCCACAAAGAACACTCGCAAGCGGACAGGGGTCAAAGGTCATAGATAGTGATGGCGGCCCGAATGCTTGGGGGTGGGCTGGAACGACATCAACGATTACGCAACTGATTAATCAGTCTGCTGGAGCGTGGTCGTGGGCTGGAACTACTTCTAGCACTAGCCAGCTCATCAATCAGAGCGTGGGGGCTTGGAACTGGTCTGGAACTACCTCTACCGCTACACAAATCATAAACGCAGCTCCAGGGGCATACAGCTGGGCTGGAACAACCGCCGCCACCTCACAACTTATCAATAGCGATGGCGGGGCTACTGCTTGGAGTTGGGCGGGAACGACTGCAACAATTGCTGGTGTTCTGAATGTCTCAGGAATCCCAGGGATTTGGAGTTGGGCCGGAACTACGGCAACCATTTCGCAGCTTATTTCTGCGAGCCCTGGCACTTGGTCGTGGGCTGGAACAACATCAGTCAATACCCAGCTGATTAACCAGGCGGTTGGAGCGTATACCTGGGTTGGGACTACTTCAACGACCATTCAATTAATATTCGCCAGCCCCAACCAATGGTCTTGGATGGGTACAACCGCTACAATTCCAGGCATTGCAAATCCTATAGGCAATAGGGTTATGCAGGGTATTTGGCAGCCTGTTGGATCGAAAATTTCTGGATCGGGCCATTAATGTCTGCATTCGATAGTATCGACAAGTTCTCTAGGTTGGAAGTTCCATCTGAGAGAATGACGGTGGTTATCTCAAGATTCTGGAAACACCCAGAAATCACCGTGACAGTGAATCAAGACAAGATTTCAGTCGTGGCGAAGCTCGATGATTTCATCGATGCACTTGCTGAAGATATATTGAGTGATAAACAAGGCTCTATGAAGCTCGATATTCCATTCATTGATCGGGTTATGAATCGACTCCCGGAACCTTATTCAATGGGGCAGGAAGAGATTAAGAAGCGTATTTATGCAGCAGTCCCGCGTGTAATCGAGAAGATTAAAGAGGCGACCCAATGACTCAGCCAATCGACATCATTTCGGGGGCTCTCCGATCTATTGGTGCGCTTGAATCTGGAGAGATGCCAGATTCAGAAGCAGCTACCGATGCATTCAACCTTCTCAACGACATGTTGGCGGAATGGTCGAATGATCGAATGATGATCCATTATCAGACGGATGTGGTTTTCCCAATTACGAACGGTAAATATCAATATACCGTAGGGCCCGGTGGACAGGCAGGGTCGGTTTTTACGGGTTCAATCTCAGGGTTTACTCTTACAGTCACCGGGTTGACCTCTGGTGCCTTGGCACTTGGTCAAACCCTGGTCGGAAGCGGTATTGCAGCAGGAACAAAGATCACAGGATTCCTGACAGGTGCTGGCGGGATGTTGAATGCGACAGGTACGTATACCGTCAATATCAGCCAAACCGTAAATTCAACATCGATCACGGGAAGTTACGAACGCCCAGTGAGAATCAACACTGCGTTTGTGCGGGTAGCGAATCTTGACTACCCGGTTTCAGTAATGGCGCTTGAGGACTACGAGGCAATCGGACTCAAGACGATCAATGGTCCATGGCCGCGAGGAATTTACTACCAAGCCTCAGAACTACTTGGTACGTTCACGGTTTGGCCCGTTCCCTCAAGCGGCGAGATGCACGTTTTCTGCGACACGATTCTAGGATCGTTCACAACCATCAACGATACTGTCCAGCTACCTCAAGGCTACAACCTAGCCATGCGATACAGTCTCGCAGAACTGCTGGCCCCTGAGTATGGGAAAGCTTCTACTCAAGGACTGAATATTGTTTCCATGCATGCAGCCAAAGGACGAGCTGCCATCAAACGGAGAAACATCAAGCCACAACAAGTGGTGAGACTCGATCCCATGCTGACCACGCATCAAACTATTGATGCGGGCTGGGTGTTTAGTGGGGGCTTCTAAATGCCCGACTTCGGATTTTGTGGCCCAAGTTATGAGGCCCCGTCAATCTATCAGGACGCCCAGGAAAGCATTAACTGGCGGATTGAGATAGACCCCACAAAACAGCCCGGTGAACGGGGGCAGATGTCGCTTTATCCTACGCCCGGTAAGACCCTACGCTGTCAACCGGCTACAGGTGAAGTTAGGGCATTAGCCACGATGCCAGGTGGGCAGGTTCTCCTAGCAATCATCGATGCAAATCTATACAGCATCACCCCGTTCTATACCTACACGCATGTAGGAACTTTACTGACAAATGCCGGGCCAGTTCAGATCACGAACAACGGCCTAGCGGCTTATTTCGGAGATGGGGCGAACCGTTATTCCTACGTCCTAGCAACGGGGTTGTTCTCGGTCATTGCAGCGACTGATGGAGCATTCCAGGGTGCTGATATGTGTGGTGTAGTGGATGACTTCATCTTCTACAACCATCCAATGACGAATGAATGGGGAGCGACGGCCGCACTCTCTACCGCCTCATCGGGTTTGAGCCATGACTATAAAAACGGCTCGCCTTGCAATATCGTTGGCCTCATTGCGAACAATCGAAATGTCTATCTTCTTGGTGAGACTGAAACGGAAGTATGGATCAACACGGGATTGACGCAATTCCCGTTCTCTCGGATTCCCGGGACGTTCTCACAACATGGATGCGCGTCAAAAAACTCCATTGCACGACTTGGTAACTCGTTCGCCTTTCTCTCACGAGACACTCGTGGTAATGGGCTTGTTCTCTACATGGATGGATATTCTCCGACGCAGATTTCAACCCATGCAGTAACAAACTCGCTTCAAGGTAAGACTATCTCCGATGCAGTGGCCTTCACATACCAGATTGAAGGCCATGAGTGCTATGTGATTACCTTTCCTTCAGCAGATATTACGTGGGTGTATGACCTAGCTACCCAGATGTGGCACAAATGGTTGTCTATGGATGACTACGGTGTTTATCACCGAGACCGATCAAATTGCTGCGCAACTTTCCAAGGTGAGGTGATCGTTGGTGATTACCAAAACGGGAAAATTTATGCATTAAGCAATACGGTATATACAGAAGACGGAGCGACCATTCGCAGGCTTCGCCGATGTCCTCATCTGACCAGTGACTTTAACCAAATCTTCTTTGAACATCTTCAACTCCAATTCCAACCTGGTGTTGGGCTTCCGACTGGTCAAGGTTCAGACCCTCAGGCCATGCTCCGCTGGTCGAATGATGGCGGATCTACATGGTCCAACGAACATTGGAAATCCATTGGACAGATTGGCAAGTACCGAAACCGCGTGATTTGGAGGCGGCTAGGAAATGCTCGGGATAGAGTGTTTGAGGTCGTCGTTTCCGATCCAGTTAAGGCGGTGATTGTCTCGGCAAACCTCAAGTCAGAGGCGGGGGATAACTGATGACTAGCTTAGTCAGCGTTCCCCATTCGCCGCCAGTCAACATAAAGACCGGAGAATTTAATCCTGAGTGGCTAATTTGGATCACATCTCCAAATTTTCTGACGCTGACAGTTAACAAAGCTCTCGGCCCGGCTTCGGGGGGTACAGGAATTTCTGGCGTCCCGGCGAACAATCAACTTCTTGTTGGCAACTCATTGGGGACATATTCCCTTGCAAGCACCATTCCGACAGCTGCACTTCCTGCGTTTTCAGGTGATGCAACATCATCAGCCGGGACTTCGGCATTAACTCTCGCAACAGTCAATGCAAACGTGGGAAGCTGGGGATCTGGGACGAATGTCGCCTCGTTCACGGTCAACGCCAAAGGATTGATAATTGCAGCAAGCAATACTGCAATTTCAGGTGCTCCGGCAGATTTCACTGTAGTCAGCAAATTTGGTTGCAATGGAAAATCTGCACAAGCTGCCGTTTCTTCTGGTGCTGCAATATCAACGACAGCTTCTACCAATAGCGCGCCGTATGGGTATACCACGCAAGCACAAGCCGATAGAATCGTCGCATTAGTCAATTCGATTCAATCAGCATTGATAGCCAATGGGATATTGACATGAGTTTTTGGAGTAATCTGGTAAAGACTGTGACGAACCCCCTAGGGTCAACTGGATTCACTCCTGTCCCAACAACGGAAGCTGCTGCGGACAAGAATTTCAGCGTATTGAGTCCCGTTGAAAACTTTCTAGGCAGAGAGGAATTTCATCAAGAAGACAAAATAGGTGCAAAGGCTGCTGGCGGGCTTGGTCTTACTGGATTGAAAAACTACTATCAAAATGACGTTAACACTAGCGATAGTGGCCTCAAACATCGTGGCGAAGTTGGGGCCTTGATTTTTGGTGGGTCGCTCCTAGGCGGAGCTGCTGGTGGTAGTTCTGGAGGTGCTTCCGCAGGTGATGCAGCCGCAGGAACTGGAGATGCATCTCTTGCTGGAATCGGAAACGCTGGCGGAGATACATCTAGCCTTTGGTATAACCCATCAACTGCAAATCAATTTTCAGACCTATCACAATTTGGTGTTAATAGCGGGTCAGCCGCCAACACAGGCGGATATCTGGAAAGTGGGGGCGGATATTTGTCGCCGGGTGATTATGTGTCTGGATATGCGCCTGGGGCTGGTGTGGGGGCAACTAATGCCACTTCTGTAGGCGGTGCTATGGGTGCAGGAACATCATTAGGAAGTAATGGATGGCTTCAGGCTGCCCAGACTGGATTTGGTGCATTGGCGAGCCTTTATTCTGCGAAAGTACAGGCCGATGCGGCGAAGCAAGCTGCTGCTACAACTGCTGCTCAGAATGCGCAAACGCGTGCGGATATGGCCCCCTGGCGAGTCGCTGGAGCCGATGCGGTAGGGCAGATGTCATTGAACACCCAACCCGGTGGCTACTTCACTCATCAGTTCGATGCAAATGATCTAAACGCCAATATGGCGCCGAACTATGCCTTTCAGCTCGGGCAGGGTCAACAAGCTCTGAACAACCAAGCCTCAGTTGGTGGGAGCATGCTTGGTGGTAATGCCATGACTGCGATGCAGAAATATACGCAGGATACGGCGGCAGGGGCTTATCAACAGGCCTATCAAAACTATACCGCCAACCAAACTAATATATTCAATAGGCTTTCTGCGATTGCAGGATTGGGGCAAACTGCCAATCAAGCCACAGCTCAATATGGTGCAATGAATAACCAGATTGGTACTGGCTATTCAACCTCGGCAGCAGCAGCGAATGCAGCAGGGATTGTTGGGACAGCAAATGCCGCAAATAATGGTTTGAATAACTATCTTGGTTGGAATTATCTAAATAGCCAGCACCCATAATATGCCGATCGATCCAAGCATTTCACTCGGGGTTCAACAGCCGAACTTTGCCAACACGATTGGCAGCTTCCTGGACCTCGGGAACAAGCAACTTCAGTTGCAGCGAGGCAAGGCAACTTATGGTGTTGATGTAGCCCAGCGCGAAGCCGAATCCAGATCGGCACAATCGCGGGCGACGGTCGATCAGGCCAATGTTGGGCCATTGATTCAACAACAGGCTGCGCAGACGATCAGTGCAATGGCGAAGATGAGCCAGGATCAATTGCAAAACATGCGGGCGCATGTCGCAAATGGAATGCAGCAACTTGGGTTGCTGATTCAAAAGCCAGACCTTAACTACAACGATGTAGAACAGTCTTTGAAGGATACGCTTCAAAGCCAAAATGCCCCCTTAACGGCTTATGTCCAAGCATTCCAGCATCTTCCCCCGGCGAATGCTTCTCCAGATACCCTACGTCAGTACATCAAGCAGGAATTGCTCGCAGGGCAGACGATTGCGAGCCAGTTAGACAAGATCGCTCCTCCGCCTGTATTCGTCAACAACGGGCAACAGACTGTCCCCATGGCGTCAGGGAATCCTGCATTGACTGGCACACCTGCCGGGACGCCACAAGGCATCCCTGTACAAATGCAAGTTCCACCTACTGCAATAACTATGGGGCCGGGTGGGCAGCCAACCTATGTTGGAGCACAGCCAAACCAACAAACGCCAATTAAGGCAGGCCCGGCTATTGGCCAGGCAGAAGGAACAATCGGACCAATTGCATCGAATAATGCCCATTACACACAAGTCATGGCAGAGGCAAAGGATGCGCCTACCCGTATTGCTGCCTTGCAAACGATCATGCAGGAAGCTCCGAAGGCCATCACAGGCGGCGGGGCAGTTGGGGATGTGAAGCGAAAGATTCTTTCCTCTTGGGCCAATCTGTACGGCGTTGATACAGGGCCGCAAACCGCGACCGATGTCATGGCAAAGAACCTGGCAATCATTGCTGGCAATGCTGGAAATACCGATGCAGCGCGGTCTTTGGGAGAAATGGGAACTCCAAACTATCATATGACTAAGGAAGCTATCGATCAGACTGGCGCGCAACTTCTCGGGATCGATAAGAAGAAACTAGCTGCTCAGCAATTGTTCCAGGGAATGCAGACGAATGATCCTGCATATGCCGCCATTCGAGCCAAATGGGATTCTGCTTCCGATCCAAGACTGTTTGAATATGCCGCACTTCCTCCAGAAGACAAGAAAGCGTGGATGGCGAAGCTTTCTCCTGGTGTTCGTGCAGAACTAGCCATGAAGGCCAAGGCGCTCCATGATCTTGGCGTGACTCCATGAGTGACTTCTCAGACATTGCTAATGATTTTGCAACTGGGCAGAGCGCAAATACGCCTAGTACTTTTGCGGATATTGCCAATGATTTTGGCCTTCCAAAACCGGTAAAGCCTTCAAAGAAGGCACAGATCGCGCCTGATTTTCAGTTTGAAGATGCTGCCGAGTTTCGCAAGAAGCTCGCTGCTTCAACGGCTCCAGATGCAGCGCAAACTCTTGCCGAATTCGACAAACAGTATTCAACGGTCGCCCCTAAGCAGCAGGCGCAACCGCAACAGCCTCCTCCTGGCTGGACTACTGGAGGTCAACCTACGCCATCCAATCCAAATGGATGGAAGCCCATTCCAACGCCCGATGATCCATGGTGGAAGAAAGTTATTGGAGCTGGCGAGGCTGGCCTTACCGCGCTTAGCGGAGCCACAACTGGCACGCTCGGCGGCGTTCTTAGTACTGCTGACAACATCGTCAAACATGCTGGATATGCCGCAGTCGGTGATTGGGAGGCGGCAAAGAAGCTCCCGACCTATGAGCAGGCATTAGCACAAGGTCAATCAGCAGGAACCTATCAACCGCGCACGCAATCTGGTCGAGACTATGTAGAAGATGTGGTAGCCCCTGTGGGGCAGGCTTTGATGGCCGTTGCGCCTTTGCCGGAAACAGCCACATTGATGGGACAGATTCCTACGGCGAGACGCGCAGTCAGCGACCCTCTCCAAGCCGCAATTGATCGGGCGAGAAACGGACAGGCTGGACAACCGCGCGTTGAACCAACGTTAGGTGGTCAGCCCGCATCAACTGGCGCAGCTCCGACAACTCCGCAAGCAATTGAGGCTGCGGTAACGCCTGCGCTTTCTAAGGCAACGCCTGAACTTCAGGCAGCCGTGGCGGATTTGAAAGCAAAGGGTATTCCTGTCAATAAAGAGGTTCTCGGGCGCCATGTTGAGGCAGAGACTCTGCCTGTTCCGATGAAGCTCAGTGAGGGGCAATCGACGCTTGACCCGGCTCTTGTCTCTCAAGAAATGAATGGCAGAGGGAAGGGCGGGCCGATTGATCCGAATTTCTACAATGTGCAGGGCAAACAGCTTGTGCAAAACGCAAAGGCTATCCGCGACATCGCAGCCCCTGATGTACCAACGACCAATGCCACAGAAACAGGCCAACTATTAGTAGACAGATACAAGGCAATGGATGAGCCCATCCGTGCCGACATCAATGCAAAGTACAAAGCGCTTAGTGATGCTAATGGAGGTGAACTTCCATTGAGCGGGCACGACTTCGTGACCGCGGCAGACGCGGCATTGAAGAAAGCCGGGCGAGCGAGATTTCTGCCTTCTGAAGTGAACGGAATCTTGGATGATCTTCGGGATGGTGGCCCGATGACATTCAATGATTTTGAAAATTATCGAACCATTCTTGCCGAACAAGCGCGCAAGGCGGATCGTGCTGGAGATGGTACAGCTTCTTATGCTGTTGGAGTGGTTCGGGATGCGCTCGAGTCACTTCCTATGAGCAACGAGACGGCAGCCATTAAGCCTCTTGCAGACGCTGCTAGACAAGCGGCTAAGGCTAGATTTGATGCCATCAAAAAAGACCCGGCTTACAAAGCAGCAGTGAATGATGATGCCCCTATGGGCGAGCCATCTCCTTTGGCGGATAAGTTCGTGGGTGGATATGTCATTGGTGGAAAGGCCGCGAATATCAAACAGATGAAAGCCAATCTTGGGAATGATCCAATTGCCAATCAGGCCATTTCGGCTGGAGTAATTGACCATTTGACCAACCGAGCGGGCGCCGATCTGGAAACTGGGAAGTTCTCACAGGCTGGCTGGAATCGAACCCTTAAGGCAGATATTGAGCCAAAGATAAATGATCTTTTGGACCCTCAATCCGCTCAATATGTGAAACAGCTTGGCAACGTAGCCAAATACACAGAAGTCGCCCCGAAGGGGAGTTACGTCAATAGCTCCAATACCTTCACGGCACAGGCCGCAGAAGCGGCCAAAGGCGCCCTAGAAGGGGCTGCGAATGTTGCGGCTCATGGAGTGCCTGTAGGAACGTGGGCGCGTAAAGCAATGGCTGGCAGAGCAAATGCAAAAGCAGCCAAGGCGAGTATTGCACCAGGTGCCGGATTAACGAGGGGTTCGGACTTTCCCGGCATCAAGACTGAGCCGGAGTGAATCTATCAAACGATCCGCTTCGGTTCCGGCATAGTACCTATCGAGATACCATTTCAGGCCAAGACACGTGATAATCCACAAAGCGACAAACATCAGCCAATAATATGCCAGCCGTCAACTTTTCGCCAGTGTTCAACGGTTGGCAAGGATTCACGCCTACTGGTCTTCCTATGAATGGTGGGTATCTCTATACCTACCAAGCAGGAACATCTACACCTCTGTCGAGCTATACAACATCAGCAGGTAACATCACCAACTCAAACCCGATTCAACTTGGGAGCGATGGAAGACCTCCTAGTGAGATTTGGCTAGTCACGACGAACTCATACAAGTTTGTCCTAACCGACTCTCTTCTGAACATCATCGGGACATACGACAACATCACAGGTATCGACAATTCGGTGCCTGCTGCATTATCAGAATGGGTTGTCACTGGTCTAACCCCATCCTATGTCAGTGCGACTCAGTTCACCCTTGCTGGGGATCAAACGGCTACTTTCCAGGTAGGCCAAAGAGTTAGATATACGCTCGGAAGCGGTCAGAATACAGGCTCAATCACAGCATCCGTCTACGGAGCGCTGACCACAGTCACCCTAGTCACTGACTCAATCCCGCTTGATAACACTCTGTCTGCGGTTGATATTGGGTTTCTGACAGCACTTAAACCGAGCGTTCCTACAGCCTTCAAAAACGCAGTTACTGCTCCATCAATTTCTACACCTTCATTGGCATTGACCGGTACAGGTGCGGGATCAATTGCTGCGGATGTATATACTCCAACCATCACTTCAATATCAAATATAACTTTGGCAAATGCCAATCAATTCCAATATAGCAGGGTTGGGAATGTTATAACAGTTAGCGGTTCTATTGCGATTCGTCCTACGTTCGCAGGATTGGCTGTAACTGAATATGGTGTCTCATTGCCTGTCGCATCTAATCTTACTGCCACATCTAATTTAGCTGGCATAGGTGTTTGTACAAATTCATCTGGCACAGTCGCTGCCACAATGACTATGATTTTAGCAGATACCACTAATCATAGAGCAGATTGTATATTCTATGCGGGTACAAACGGCAGTAATAATGAACATGCAATTATGTTCTCATACATAGTGCAGTAATAATATGGCAACCGTAAACCTTAGCCCTGTTTTCAATGCCTATCAGGGGTTTACATCTGGAGGAACTCCGCTCAATGGAGGTCTGATCTATACGTATCAGGCAGGGACTAGCACTCCCGCTGCCACATATACGACCAATGTTGGAAATGTAGCGAATGCCAATCCTATCGTTCTCGGAAGCGATGGAAGGCCTCCAAATGAAGTTTGGCTCATCCAAGGACAGGGGTATCTATTCGTTCTCAAAGACTCCGCAGGAAATCAGCTCGGGTCTTATGACAATATCAGTGCGCCTGATGGAAATGTATTAACGCTTCTCGCCGACCCCACCAATGCAGCGAATGGGGATGCGCTGATTGCTGTCAAATCGACTTTGACCAGTGGAGTCGCGCGTACACAGCATGACAAGAATGCTGAGACTATCAGCATTGCCGACTTTCTTCCTCCTGGATATGTGACCGATGGATCGGTTGATTACACGACATACGTTCAAGCCTTCTTCACTGCCTGCGCGACGAACCACAAACGCGGACTGCTTCTTCCGATTGACATCCAAATCAGTTCGCAGATCAGCCTCACCTCGGGTTCGAACCTCTCGAACTTTGAGATTTGTGGCGAATCGAGCGATGGCGCGCTGCCCAGCAATGGCGCCTATGGATGCCGCTTCTTGTGGTCAGGAGCTGGCGGCACCGCCTTCTACTTGAATAACGTCCGCGATGCAAAGCTGTCAGGCATCTTCGTGATGCCAAAGGGCGCGAACAATCTCGCGGTGGCACTGGACATCGACGGTGCCAACAGCACCAACCTTGATATCGGTATCGTCGCTGTGAACGGCAGCGGGACGCTCGGCACCGGCATACGTGTCGCAAACACTTCGACCAGCGGCAACGACTTGCACGACTTCCGCCGTTGCTACGTCAGCGGTGCGACGACCGGATTTGATGTGCGCAACGGGCAGAGCAAGTTGCATCGTCTCTATGGTTGCACGTTCGCCTTCTGCACGACTGGCGTCAACCAGCTCGATGGCAGCTTCACGCTATACAATCCGAACTTCTCGCACAACGGTGTTGACATCGCGCTGGCAACGGCGGCGGACACTTTCTCCATTCACTCAGCACAGAGCGAGTTGTCTGGGCGCTTCCTGTATGCACCTAACCAGCAATCTGCGGGGAGTGTCATCAACGTTTTCGGCGGCCGTATCAGGACAGACGCTGGGTATCTCAACGGCGACGGGAAGTACATTGTTTCATCCGCTGGAGGCCCGCTCAACCTGATAGGCGTTGACTTCGCCTCGGGGAATTACGTAGCCAACTGGCGCATCGCAGCCTTCAACAATAGCGCACCGAATGCAGACGGCACGGTCAATGCTCTGGGCTGCATTTTCCCGAATTCGACGGTATGGGACTCGACGACGCTCCCGAGTACCGTTCGCGCGCTACTCAACTGCCGCGTGATCAACTCCGACGGCACGCAGAGCCCGAAGAGTTCGACGAACTTTCCCTACACCGCGCTCTCGACTGGCATTCCATTTGTGATGGCGTCCAGCGGCACGATGGGAAACAATGGGGCTCTGAGCGGCCTGACGGCAGTCGCTGCCACCTACCCGGCCGCCTACGTCTACTTGCCAGCAAACGCGATCAGCGCTGGCTCGGCGGCCGGCTGGTACTACGCCGTCTTCAGCTCGACAACGGCAGCGACTGTCTACAACAACACCTACACCTCAGGCGTGCCAACTGTTCCGGGATCTCCGACAGCGTTCGCCACCACCGGCCCTGGTGCCTATACGCAGACCACGGGCGTCTACATTCCCGGGCCGCAAATGCTGCTGACCGGGAATGCCATGGGTCTGAACGGGAATCTGCGTTGGGATCTTCAGCAGACCAACAACAACAGCGGCAACGGAAAGTTCTTCGGGTTCTACGCATCGGCTAGCGTCGCGCTTGGCACGCGCTTGGCTACGTTCACATCGACGACAAACACATTCGGCCAGATCATGGCCGACACGTTCATCAACAGCACCTTGGCGACGCAGTACACGAGCGGTATCTCAAGCGCCGGCGTAACACCGGTTGCAGCCAACCGGACAACTGTCAACTTCGCATCGGACGACTACTTGCAGTTCGCTCTGCAACTGGCGACGGCTACTGACACTGCGACCCTCGAAGGCTGCGCAATCACTGTTTCACCGTAAGGAGAAGACGATGGTTTACTTGAAACGACTCTTGCTCGCCCTGCTCGGCAGGCCGCTCCCGCAAGACCCGAAGAATAAGTCTCCATCTGGCGGCGGTGGCCGCGGAGAAGAGTAATTGAGGTTTGCTGCCGTCCTTCTTTTGATCCTGTCGAGCATGATCCTACTGCCCGATCCAATCTCTATGCTCTATGGATCAAACGCACTCCGAGCCGCAAGAGCCTGGGACTATGTCATCCACGGTTTTGGCTGCGCTGCTCTTGTGCTGCTTGGTTGCATTCTGGCTAGAGTCGCCGTGGCATGGCCTATCGGTCTTTGGGGGGCGTATGAAGAAGCAAGCAGAGGCGTTTGCAGATTGGCTTACCCAATGAATAAACCCCCTTCCGATCTAACTTTTCCGTTCGATGGATTGTGCGGGAAGTCTTTCTATCTGCTTGGTGTTGCAATTTGCGCAAGTCTAGCCGTCCTCATCGCATCCAAAATAAGGAAGACAAAATGACCGATGCTGCAACGACCGCAGCCGCTTGCGCTGCAACTGGTGCGATAGCCGCACCGTTCTGCTCGATCCTTGGTTTTGATCCTGCTTTGCTGGCCGGTGGCCTTGTCGGTGGGTTTGCCGGCTGCATCATCGTTCAAACCCTTATCCCGGCCAAAAAAAACATGGGTGCGCGGCAGATAGTTCCATTTGTGGTTGGGAGCGTCATGTTCTCGACGGTGTTAACGCCTCTCATCGCGTCTATGGTCATCGTTCGGGTTGGGCTCCCGGTCCCTGATGGATTGACACGAGTCGGGATCGGATGTGTTCTTGCGGCGTTTGCGCAACCGATCGTTGTCATTGGCAAGACAAGATTAGCAAAATCCAAGATCGTCCAATTGCTCTTGTCCATCGGATCAAAGGAGACGGACAATGCTTGACGTTATGAACGCGATTGCTTGTGCAATCATGTTAATGCTCACGCTTCCGATTGCGGTTGTGATGAGTCATCGTGGATTCTGGCTTGAACGAATCGTGTTCTCGTGCATCGTCCTGGAACTCGCAGTAGAAACAGTAGGCCCATTCTCTGATTTCGTCCCTCCAGCCAATTGGCTACAAACCATTTCCAATCTAGTCGTCTTGTGCATTGCTCTCTTATGGCGCCGAGAGGCCATGATGATTGTTCGCTGGCGTGTTGGACCGGTTGAGGAAGAACAGAATCACCCGACTCGCAGGGCGAGTGACTTGAGTATGCATAACGCAAGCCATGCGAGTGGCGGAATCGCCCAGAAGTAGGTAATATCTGCTCAAGGATATTTACAATGCCTGAGCAAATGACATACCAGCAGCGGCAGGATGAAACCGTTAGGCTTCTCCTGCTGGCTCTTGGATTGAAGGTCTATGCTCCGCTCCCACCTTCACAAGTGTTGCCTCAGAAATGAGCTACTCGCTGTATCGAGTCAGACTCTTTTGGGACGCTAGCAAACGATACGGTTTTTTCAGATACAACGAAAAGTGCGAGGAGTTCACAGAGCTTCAACCCATCAGGGGTCTTCCTCCGAGGCTCATAGCACTTGACTTCGTGCCAAAGGTGTTTGGTTACTTGCAGGAATACAATGCAGGTCAACGCGATCTATACGGGGCTGAGATAAAAGCCGTGCTTGAGGCTCTTGATGAATGGTTGAGGAAATGACATCTCAGATGGAATACTCTCGCAAAGGACTGGCCCTGACAGAAGGTTTTGAGGGCTGCCGTTTAGTTGCCTATCAAGACAGCGGCGGAGTGTGGACGATCGGATTCGGGCATACGCGCGATGTCAATCCAGGCGATACATGCACAGAACTTCAAGCACTCGCATGGCTTCTCCAAGACACACAGTTCGCCGTTGACGCAGTGAATCGTCTAGTGACAGTTCAGCTCAATCAAAGCGAGTTCGATGCACTTGTAGATTTTGTCTTCAATTGCGGGACAGGTAATTTCTCACGATCGACGATGCTTAAATTGCTCAACGAAGGGCAATTCCAGGCAGCCGCCGATGAACTAGAGAAATGGGATACCGCTGGCGGCCAAGTCGTCGCCGGCCTGCTACGCAGACGCGTTGCCGAACACGATGAGTTTCTCAACCCTGAAAGCGAAGCATGACTCCTGAGACTGCAATTCTTTTGATCCTCGCTGCTGGCGTGG